TCTTGACAGCCATACCTGCCATTGGCCCACCTGCTGCACTAGCTATAGTCGGAGCCAGGGACTTTAACAGCCCACCCAACTTCATTCCTTAGTCTCTTCAACAATTTCATCAATGGTGTCGCACACATCTGGCACAACAACACCTGTAGTTGCAGATAACGCCCCTCTACCTACAGCCCGTACACCTTTGTAGAACTGACTACAATATAGCTCTTTGTTAGCTATGACCTGCTCAACGGAAGTGCAACTAGGTAAAATGAAGATAAGCAAAAAGCTAACCTTTAATAAATGTTTCATGCCGTTGCCCCCATAATTTTTTCTACTTCTTCATTAATTGGCTTCACGTTATCTTGGCCGTCTAAAAATATTTTTAGTCTTTCCTTGTAGCCTTCCATCATGTGATCGGTAATTCTATCTCTAAGACCTCCACGGTCAGCGTCTCTTATTTCTTTACTAGGGTCTATATGATCTGGGCCATTATTGCTGAAATACAGCATAGTCTGTGAGCTTGAAGGGCCGTAGCACAAGCGTGGAACACGAGCAACCACATCACTGCCCTGAACACAAGATATCTGGTTGTCGAGTGTCATTGGCTTTTTGAAACCTTTGAAGAATACATTTGGTTTGCCAAAGGTAATCAGATTTATGTTGTCATGTTTGCCGTTAAGCATAGAGGCTGACAACTCTGCCAAAGCCCCTCCTAAACTATGACCTGTAATTAACGTGCGTTTTTTCGGGTCTATATGTTCTTTTACTTTTTTCCAAACAGACCTATGAGCGATGGTAAATCCGCCGTGGCACAATCTTCCGGCGTAAGGCAGAGGTATTACATTAATATCGGTCAGAATATCGAGCTTCTGTTTTGTTCCTCTGAAGGCGATTACATCTATAGATTTTCGTTTTGCTATAAATACTGTAGTAGATGTCCACTTGCTTTGTATCTTTATGGCATCGTTGTTATTTACAGCATATGCTTTCATAGCCCACGAACAAGCCATATTCAAAAGTACGGGATCAAGTTTCATTTATTCCTCAACATTTAGTGGGTTGTCTAGTATTCGCTGGATGCGCTCTTCTAAGTCATCTCGCATCTCTCGCAGTTCAGTATTTATATCTCGTAGGCTGTCATTTACACGCTCTTCAAGGGCGTAGACATCATCTCGTAGCTCTCTCGTCGCGGTTGCCACTGTATCGTCAGTGTCTCTTGCTGTACGCTCTACCGAGTCAATATCCACTTGTAGGCGGTCAATCTTGTTGCCTATCTCGACAACTCTCTGATCCAACACTCGTTCTGCTGCTGATATAAGAGTTTCTGTAGTCTCCATCCTCGTGGAGATAACGGCTAACGCCTCATCGTATGAACTAAAATCGGGCGACACGTATGACGTTATGGCCTCTTCTGCTGTGAGAAGTCTTTGATATAGCTCGAAGCCGCCCCACATTGCAGCACCAATACTACCCAAAAATGGTATAGCAAGCAGTAACTTACCGCCCGAAATCTTTAAATCTCCAAATTCTACCTCTGCCACTGTAGCTCCACTAAATCGTTATACCCATCTGTTCCGGTTATACGCAGTAGCCCTCTTGGGTCCACCGTAGGAGCATTGTCTGGGTACATCTGCGTGCTTTCATAAAACTCTCTATCAGATAGACTTATGTTGTCATATTGATTAAAGGCAGGATTATTTGATATGAGAAACACCGCAAGACTCTGATCCGTAAACCCGCCGGTGTCCCCCAAGTCCTCTAACTCATTCTCTAAACTTTGGTCTATGTCTTGTTGGCTCATCGCCTGTATTTGCGCTTCTGCCCGTTGTACTGTGCGTTGTTCTTGCTGACTTGGAGGGGCTACGTCGAAGCGACTGAAATCCGGTAACTGTGCAGACAGAAACTGTCCTATGGACTGCCCTGTGGCTATTGCATCGTTGAAATCCTGCTCAAACTGCATCTGACTCGGAGGAGCTAAGTCCTCTTGTGTAAGTCCATTAGCCTCTTGTTGATCTGCCTGATTGGTTACCGTTTGCGTTATTTGCTGTTGCATACCTGCAATGGTCTGATCTGGGCCTGTATCCTGAGATATGCCCATATTTTGTGCTTGAAATCCAAATGACTGCGATTGCCCAGACAAACTCAAAGCAATACCGACAACATCTACTGATGGTTTAACAACGGCACTTACTGTTTCAGCGACAGGTTCTGCCCTTGTTTCGGCAGCAACTTCAACAGGAGCTGCTTGCGCTTCCACAACTTGCGCCTGTCGCACTACTGGTTCTGCCCTGATAACAACTCGCTCTGGAGCTGGTTCTGGTCTTGGCTCACGAGTTACCTGAACAACTTCTACAACTTCAGCAGGTCTAGCTTCTCGCACCTCTTCAACTTGTGCAGGTTCACCCACAATCTCTGGTGCTTGCTGCTGTTGGTCTTGTCTAACTGGTTCACCTGTGGGTGCTCTACCCATTAACTGTGGGCCTGTAAACATCTGCTCTTGAGGCGTATCTTGATAGACCTGTGGTTGTGCTAACTGTGTTAAAACACGAGGTCTGCCCATTGCATCCGGTTGATCAAGATTCATAAAGTCATCAGCAGAATCGCCAAACA